CCACTGGAAAGCTGGCAGGCCCTACGTGATGCGGTGCGCGGCACGGACGAGGACGGGGCCGATGCGCTGGCCGAGGCCACGGCTGCTGCGGAGCGGTTCGAGACCGCGCTCGACGGCGCCGGACAGGCGGCGACCGATGCCGGCGCTGTCGCAGGCGCGGCGGCTGCCGCCGCTGAACCTAACGCCGAGACGACCGTCACGGGCTGGCGGGCGGTCACGGCGGCGCTGTCGGATTACGCCAGCAAGGCCCGCGAGATCGGCGGTGACATCGGCCAGAGCCTGGTCAGCGCCTTTCAGTCGGCCGAGAACGCCGTCGGCGAATTCGTGAAGACGGGCAAACTGAACTTCCGCGACCTCGTGACCTCGCTGCTCGCCGATCTCGCCCAGCTCGCGGCGCGGCGGTTCATCCTCGGGCCGATCGCAAACGCGCTCTCGGGCGTCTTCGCCGGTGCGGGCGGCATCTTCGCCAACGTCCTGCATGCGGGCGGGATGGTCGGATCGGCCGGGCCCTCTCGGATGGTCCCGGCCATGGCCTTCGCCGCTGCCCCCCGGATGCACGGTGGTGGCATGGCGGGGCTACGCCACGACGAAGTCCCCGCGATCCTGCAACGCGGCGAACGGGTGCTGTCGCGGCGGGAGGCACAGAGCTACGGCGCGGGCGGCGGTGTCAACGTCACCATCATGGCCCGCGACGCTGAGAGCTTTCGGCAGTCCCGCACCCAGGTCGCGGCCGACATCGCCCGCGCCGTGTCGCTCGGGCGGAGGGGCATGTGATGGCGTTCCACGAGGTCCGCTTCCCAGACAACATCAGCCGCGGCGCGCGGGGCGGGCCGGAGCGGCGCACCCAGATCGTCGAGCTTGCCTCCGGCGACGAGGAGCGCAACGCAAGCTGGGCGAACTCCCGTCGGCGCTACGACGTCGCCTATGGCATCCGCCGCGCCGACGATCTGGCGGCGGTCGTCGCCTTCTTCGAGGCGCGCAACGGGCGCCTGCATGGATTTCGCTTCAAGGACTGGGGCGATTACAAGTCGGCCCTGCCTTCCGTGGCGATCTCTCCCACCGACCAGGAGATCGGCACGGGCAATGGCAGCTTCACGGAATTCGCGCTCCTGAAGCGCTACAGCTCCGGCGCGCAGAGCTGGACCCGCGCCATCGCGAAGCCGGTGGCGGGCACGATCCGCGTCGCGCTCGGCGGGGCACCGGCGTCGTGACCTTCGACACTGCGCCGGCCGCGGGCGTCGCGATCACCGCGGGCTTCGCCTTCGACGTGCCAGTCCGCTTCGACACCGACGCGCTCGATGTGACGCTCGACCTCGAGCGGCTCGGCTCGATCACCTCCATTCCGCTTCTGGAGATCCGGCGATGAACGACACCGGCAGCTTTGTCGCGGCCGTGCTGCGCGAGCTCGCTGCCTCGACCGCCGTAATCCTCGCCGCCTGGGGCGCGCTCGGCGGTGCAACGAACGCGCTGACCACGAAGATGCGGCTGCGCGATGCTCTCCGGCACATCCTGCTCGGCGGGCTGATCGCGGCCGGGATGGGCAGCCTGTCGATGGCCGTGATCACCGCCTGGCTCAGCCTTCCGCCCGAGGCGATCCCTGCGGGCGGAGCTGCCGGCTCAGCCGCCTATCTCGTTGGCGTCTTCGGCCCGGCCTTCATCGAAATGCTGCTCGCCCGGCTCCGCCGCGCGAAACAGGGCGACGGCGATGAATGAGATCCTTCGCCTCGCGCGCTCCCTCCGCTGCGACCCTGCCGACCCTCGAGCGGCCTTTGCCCACCGTCTGCGCATCGGCTTCGCCGTCGCGGCACTGATCCTGATCCTCTCGCTTCTCCGGTAATCCCATGCACATGACCGACCGGGGCCTGCTGGCCCTCGTCCGGCACGAAGGACTCGTGCCCGGACCCTACCTCGATGTGAAACAGGTCTGGACCTTCGGCATCGGCCACACGGCCGCGGCTGGGCTGCCCGATCCGGCCACTATGCCGCGCGGCATGCCCTCGGACCTCAATGGCGGGATCCGCGAAGCGTTCCGGGTCTTCCGAGACGATCTTGGGGGTTACGAGGCCGCCGTCCAGCGGGCCGTGAAGGTGCCGCTGTCGCCGCACGAGTTCGATGCGCTGGTCTCGTTCCACTACAACACCGGCGGCATCGCCAAGGCTGCGCTGACCCGGCACCTCAATGCCGGAAATCGCGTTGCGGCCGCCGACGCGTTTCTGAACTGGCGCCGCCCGGCCGCGATCATCCCGCGCCGGGAGGCCGAGCGCGATCTGTTCCGGCATGGCCGCTATCCTGGCGGCACGATCCCGGTCTGGTCCGTGGACCACACGGGCCGCGTCGACTTCTCCCGGCCGATCCGTCGCCTGACCGAGGATGAGGCTCTGGCCTTGGCTCGCGGGCCGTCGCCGCTGCCGAAGCCCCCGGTCCCCGATCCTGCGTCTAACGCGCCGACCGGCTGGCTCGTTCGGCTGGGCGACTTCTTCTCCACCCTTATCCGGAGGGCCTGACCCATGCGTTACATCCGTCCGACCTCGCTCACCTGGTGGGCCTCGCGCTGCCCGCCACCGGGCCGCTCGGGGAACTGTCCCGGCTCGTCGCTCTGCTTGCCGGCAGCGGCGATGCCTCGCCCGCGGGGCTGGTGTTTCTCGGTCTCGGCCTGATCGGCCTGCGCGACCGGATCGAGCGCGGGTTTCGCGGCGATGGCTGACCTTCTGATCTGGCTGGTGGCGGCGATCGGCGCGATCGGGGGCGTCGTCCTCGGCCGACGCTGGGGCCTTGTCGAAGGAAAGCGCGCGGGCAAACGGGAGGCCGAACGCGATGCTATCGAAGACAAGAACAAGCGTGTCGAACGCGGGCGCGAGGCGGTTCGCGATGGCCGCGGCTACGGCGATCCTGCTGACCGGCTGCGCCGCAACGATGGGCGCTGGTGACGCGGGCTGCGCCTCCTATGCCGAGGCGCGGCTCGCCCGGCCAGCTGCCGAGACCGTCGCGGAGGTGCCGCCGGACTGGGCCGATTGGATCGCCGATCTCGATGACCGGATGACGGGCACCTGCCGATGAAATCCCTCTCGACTGCGCTGCAGGCCCATCTCGACGACGGCACGACCACGCTTGCCTGGTGCTGGCGGATCGCTCGCGCCGATGGCGCGAGTTTCGGCTTCACCGATCACGACCGGACACTCAGCTTCGACGGCACGGACTTCGAGCCCGAGAGCGGGCTCACGGCATCCGAGGTGCGCTCGGGATCGGACCTGTCGGTCGATGCGCAGGACGCCGAGGGCGTGCTGACCTCTGAGCGCATCACCGAGACCGATATCCTCGACGGGCGCTGGGACAACGCCGAAATCGAGGTCTGGCGGGTGAACTGGCAGATGACCTCCCAGCGCGTACTCATGCGCCGCGGGGCCCTCGGCCAGATCCGGCGCGGGCGGCTGGCCTTCGTGGCAGAGGTCCGTTCGCTCGCCCATGTGCTCGGTCAGACGGTCGGGCGGACCTTCCAGGCGACCTGCGACGCCGCGCTCGGTGATGCGCGCTGCAGCGTCGATCTCGAGGATCCGGCCTACAAGGGCGCGGGCGCCGTGATCGACCAGCTGCGGGATCGTGCCTTCACCGCTTCTGGGCTCGGCAGTTTTGATACCGGCTGGTTCACATTCGGCACCGTTGAATGGACCGGCGGCGCGAACGCGGGGCGTCGGGCTGAGGTGCTGGGCCATGACGTCACGGATGGCATCGCCGTGTTGACCCTCCTCGAGGCGCCGGTGCGCGCGATCGCCGAGGGTGACGGCTTCACGATTCGCGCGGGCTGCGACAAGCGCATGGAGACCTGCGGGGCCAAGTACGCGAACATCGTCAATTTCCGCGGCTTCCCGCACATCCCCGGCCAGGACACAATCCTGCGCTACGCGACAAAGGATGGCGGTCACGAAGGATCGGTGTTGTGACCTCCGCCGATCCCACCCGTGTCATCGCCATCGCACGGTCCTGGCTCGGCACGCCGTATCACGACCAGGCGAGCCTCAGGGGCATCGGCTGCGACTGCCTCGGGCTGGCGCGGGGCGTCTGGCGCGAGGTGGTGGGGCCGGAGCCTTTCCCGATCCCGCCCTACACCCGCGACTGGGGCGAGACCGGTCCGCGCGAGGTGCTGGTGGAAGGCGCGCGCGCCATGATGATCGAGGTGCCTCCCGCCGAGGCCGGTCCCGGCGCGCTGGTGCTGTTCCGGATGATGCCGCGCGCCATCGCCAAGCATGTCGGGATCCTGACCGGGCCCGACAGCTTCCTCCACGCCTACGAGCGGCTCGGGGTGATCGAGGAACCGCTCACCCCATCCTGGCGGCGGCGCATTGCCTTCGCCTTCCTGTTTCCGCAACGGTGAAACCCGACCATGGCAACGCTCGTCCTCGGTGCCGCTGGCGCCGCCATTGGCGGTTCGATAGGCGGCGCGATCCTCGGCGTCAGCGCCGCGACCATCGGCGGCTTCGTGGGCTCGACCATCGGCTCGGTCGTCGACAGCTGGATCGTCTCCTCGCTTGCGCCCACCCAGCGCATCGAGGGCCCGCGGCTCGACAGCCTGCGGATCACGTCCTCGACGGAAGGCGCCGTCATCCCGCGCGTCTACGGGCGAATGCGGATGGGCGGCAACGTGATCTGGGCGACCGACTTCCGCGAGGAGACGAAGACCACGACGCAGGGCGGCGGCAAGGGCGGCGGTGGGGGTGGCAAGGTCAAGACGACCGAGTATCTCTACTACGCCTCCTTCGCCGTGGCGCTCTGCGAGGGGCCCATCACGGGCATCGGCCGCATCTGGGCGGACGGCAAGCTGCTCGACACCGCCGGGATCACCTGGCGCTGGTATCCGGGCGACGAGGCACAGGCCGCGGACCCGTTCATCGCGGCGAAGATGGGCGCGGCCAACACGCCCGCCTATCGCGGCACCGCCTATGTCGTCTTCGAGGAGCTCCCGCTCGGCAATTACGGCAACCGCCTGCCGCAGCTCTCCTTCGAGGTGTTCCGGCCGCTCGCCGACCCCGACACCGCGGAGGGGCTGACGCAGGCGGTCACGATGATCCCGGCCTCGGGCGAGTTCACCTACGCGGCGCAGGGCATCCGCAAGGGCAGCGGCGGGGCGCAGATCCCCGAGAATCTGAACGCACTCTCGGATACCGCCGACATGGTGGTGGCGCTGGACCGCTTGCAGGCCATGGCGCCGAAGGTGGAGAGCGTCAGCCTCGTGGTCGCCTGGTTCGGGAGCGACCTGCGCGCAGGCGACTGCACGATCCGCCCCGGCGTCGAGGTTCCCGAAAAGACCACGAGCCTGCAGACGTGGTCCGTGAACGGCGTCTCTCGCGCCGCCGCCCATCTCGTCAGCCGGGACAACCAGGACCGGCCGGTCTACGGCGGCACGCCGGCCGATTTCGCGGTGGTGCAGGCGATCAAGGAAATGAAGGCGCGCGGGCTGCGTGTCACCTTCTATCCCTTCATCCTTATGGACGTGCCGCCCGGCAACACGCTGTCGAATCCATACTCCGACAACGCCGCCGAGACAGGCCAGCCCGCGTTCCCCTGGCGCGGTCGGATCACCTGTTCGCCCGCGGCGGGCTATGCCGGCAGCATCGACAAGACCGCCACGGCGGCAAGCCAGGTCGCGGCCTTCTTCGGGAGCGCCACTCCCTCCGATTTCACCGTCTCGGGCGAGACCGTCTCCTGGACCGGCGCGCCCGGCGACTGGGGTCTGCGCCGCATGGTGCTGCACTACGCCCATCTCTGCGCGGCGGCAGGCGGGGTCGACGCCTTCCTGATCGGGACGGAGATGCGCGGCCTGACCACGATCCGCTCGGGCGCCAGCGCGTATCCTGCGGTGCAGGCGTTTCGCGATCTGGCGGCCGGCGTGCGTTCCATTCTCGGGGCGGGCACGGCGATCAGCTACGCGGCGGACTGGTCGGAGTACTTCGGCCACCAGCCGGGCGACGGCTCAGGGGACGTGTTCTTCCACCTCGACCCGCTCTGGGCGGACCCGGAGATCGATTTTGTCGCCATCGACAATTACATGCCGCTCTCCGACTGGCGCGACGGGTTCGAGCATGCGGACGCGGCAGAGGGCTGGCCCGCGATCTACGACCGGGCGTACTTGCAGGACAACATCGCGGGCGGCGAAGGCTTCGACTGGTTCTATGCCAGCGCGGCGGACCGCTCCGCGCAGGTCCGCACCCCGATCACGGACGGTGCGGCGGCCAAACCGTGGGTCTTCCGCTACAAGGATCTGCGCAGCTGGTGGTCGAACCCGCACTACGACCGCCCAGGCGGTGTGGAGAGCGGCACACCGACCGCATGGGCGCCCGAGTCGAAGCCGATCTGGTTCACCGAGCTCGGATGCCCCGCCATCGATCGGGGCACCAACCAGCCCAACGTCTTCTTCGACCCGAAATCCTCCGAGAGCTTCGTGCCCTACTTCTCCCGCGGCTGGCGCGACGACGCGATCCAGCGGGCCTATCTCGAGGCGACATATCTCTGGTGGGGCGAGGCCGCGAACAACCCGATCTCGTCGGTCTATAGCGGCCGGATGGTGCATGTCCCCGAATGCGCCGCCTGGACCTGGGACGCGCGGCCGTATCCGTTTTTTCCGGCGCTGACCGACGTCTGGACGGACGGCGCGAACTGGCGGCTGGGGCACTGGCTGACTGGGCGTCTCGGCGCGGTGTCTCTGGCGGCGCTGGTCCGACACCTATGCCTGCGCGCGGGCCTGCCCGAGGATCGCATCGACGTCACCGGCCTCTGGGGCGCGGTTGAGGGCTACGCCATCGGTGCACTCGAGTCCCCGCGTGCGTCCATCACCACGCTTGCCCGCCACTTCGGCTTCGATGCGGTGGAGACCGAAGGCGTCATCCGTTTCGTCATACGC